TCAGCTTAGAGCAATAATATTTAGCCTGTTAGGGTCATGCATGACTGGCTCTAACAGGCTTTTTTATTATATATGAAAAAAAAGATGGAGGTATAAAATGCCATATCCAACATTAGATAGTTTGCCTGATGGAGTGAAGACAATGCCATCTCATGCTCAGAATATCTGGCAAAGTGCCTTTAATAGTGCTTACGAACAATATGATGGAGATGAAGAAAAAAGTTTTGCTGTCGCATGGGCAGCAGTTAAGAAGCAATATACTAAGGAAGGTGAGGAGTGGGTAAAGAAGGCAATGGAACCAACTCCTAATTCTGTGCATGTGCCTGGTATATCAGACGGTGATGAAGATGAAAAAATGAAGAAGATGATGCAAAAAATGATGGGCGATATGATGCAGAATATAATGTCTGGAATGATGTTGGTTCCTAAAGATGGGTCTAAAAGCAAAATGAAGTCTATTATTGATTTACATGGCATAAGACTTATAGATACTACGGAAATAGATATAAAAGGCTTAACAGAGGGTGCCCCTATACAGATAATGTGTGTAGGAGAATGGAGTCACCCTGAATATGGGGATTTTTCAATTACAGAAGGTGATGTAGCAAAATTTGTAGAAAATTTTGAGAAGGGCAAGCGTGAATTAGTAATAGATTATGAACATTTGTCAGCCGATGGCAATATACAGGGACCTGTTCCAGCTGCTGGATGGATAAGAAAATTATTAAATAAAGGTAAACAAGGGCTTTGGGCTATCCCATACTGGACAAAGAGAGCTGTAGACTACATTGTTAATGGTGAATATAGATTCTTAAGTCCAGAATTTGATTTTGCCTATACAAATAAACAGGGTAAACAACAAGGACAAACTGTTTTCGCCTCTGCTCTTACAAATAGACCATTTCTAGAAGGAATGTCCCCTGTTATGTTATCTGAAGGGTGGAAATTAGCAGAATGGACTGCAGCTAAACAAAAACAGAAGAAGGAGGAAGTATCAATGGATAATTTAATATTACAAGAGTTAGAATTGCCAGAAGATTCAGCAATAGAAATTGCTATAACCGCAATTCGCAAACTAAAAGAAGGAGTAAAAAACATGGAAAATTCAGATAAACTAAAAGAAGAAGTCAAAAAGCTATCTGATTTAGTTATAAAGGATCAAGAAGAAATAAAAAGACTCGCAGAAAAGAGTAAAACTCTTGAAGATAAGCTAAGAGATAAAGAAATGGATGAAGTTATAAATAAAGCCCTCAAAGAGGGGAGAATAATTCCAGTCCTTAAAGACCATTATGTAGAATGGTATAAAATTGATCCTGAAAGAACTACAAAATTACTATCAGAATTACCACCTATTGTTGACCTCGGCATAAGAGGTGCAGATGGAGACTCTGTTAAAGTAAAAGAAGGTATGGAGCTGGTAGAAGAAGAGATAGCTAAGAAAATGACCGAAGCTAAAATAGATTATGCAGGAGCTTTGACTATGGTATTTAAAGAAAAACCTGAACTCTATAAGATATATAGAGAAGCTCAAGGCTTCAAAACATGAGAAATAGGAGGTAGAAAAAATGTCTAAATCTACAGACGGAAATGATATAAGTTATAAAGCTGCTGGGGATTTAAGTGCGAAGCAATATTATGTAATGAGAATATCAGCAGCAGATACTGTCAACACAGCAGCAACAAATACATCACAAGTTCCTGTAGGAATATTGCAGAATGACCCTGCTGCAGCCAATGAAGAGGCTACAGTAAGGCAGGCAGGAACAAGCAAAGTAGTAGCAGGAGACGCAATAGCAAGTGCGGGAACGATGCTAACTTTTGATTCCAGTGGTAGAGTTATAACTCAGACCAATGGTAACCAATATAGAGTAGGAGTAAATAAAGAAGTAGCAACTGCCGCTAATGAGATTATAGAAGTTGTTCTTGTTGGCTTAGGGCATAAAGAATCATAATAGGAGGTGAAGAGAAATGTTACCAACAGAACATGATGTTCATGTAAATCAAATAATGTCTAACATTTCAGTATTATACAAAAATACTGAATTTATTGCTGATAAAGTAGCACCGATAATAGATGTAAAGAAAAAGTCAGATATAGTGCCATTATATTCAAAAGCTGACTGGTTCAGAGATGAAATAGTGCCAAGAGGTGTGAGTTCCGAAGGCCCTAGAGGCGGATACCGTATAGATGTGAGTAATTCTTATACTTGCATAGATTATTCATGGGCAAAAGAAGTTGCAGATCAAGTCAAAAATAATGCAGATCCACCTTTTAATTTGGAAGTAGAAGCTACGGAATATGCGAAAAATGTATTGTTATTAGGGATGGAAGGGAGAGTTGCTTCAATGATATTTACTGCTGCAAATTGGACAAGCACTTCTACACCATCAAATCTGTGGAATGATTATGCAGCATCTGACCCATTCTATGATATTCTTTATACTGCTGTATCAACAGTTAGAGGACTTATAGGGAGAGACCCCAATACAATGGTTATAGGAGCGCAGGTATGGGATATTCTAAGGACTCATCCTGACTTTCTAAGTAAACTTTCAAACAATGATAAAAGAATACTAACAGTAGATGCAACAGCAGCATTACTTGGATTTGATAAATTGCTTGTTGGAAAAGCAATAAAGGCAACTTCAGTAGAAGGCGCATCTACAACAACTATGGCTTATATATGGGGAAAACATTGTTGGATTGGTTATGTAGCTCCAAAACCAGGACTTAGAACTCCAACTGCTGCTTATATATTTAGTCATGGCCCCTCTGATTATGTAAAAAGCTGGAGAGAAGAGAATAAATCTCAGGATGTATATGAGGCATGGCATAGTGTAGATGAATATGTTGTAAGTGCAGATTGTGGTTACATGTTTGCGAATATTGTAGCTTAATCTGTTGCCTAAGTAAGTTATAACTTACGATGGTTAGAAGGAGAATAATATGGGAACAGAAAGAAAGAGAAGAAAATTAGTTCTAGATATACTAGATGTGCGTTCAACTCTTCAAATAGCTGGCACAACCAAAGTTACCTCTGCAAGTCCTAATATTGTCAGATCAACTGGAGCTAATATGATAATAGTTTCTGGTGGAGGACAAGTAGGAACAACCGGAAGTGGATATTTTAGCACCCCACTAACAAATGTTTTCCAAGTAATACCAGCAGGATCAGGAGCACCAAGTGCAGGTGTGACACCAGAAAAATATACATGGGCACCTGATTATTCTAATGCAGGTAGATTCTGGATATATCAAGTGCTTGCTTCTGGAGAGTTATATAAAGCTGGAACTACAAATGTATCTTATGTTGCATTTGGAAACTAGTAATTGGATTAGCATTGAAGCCCAGCCTGAACAACTGGGCTTCTTATTAAAATATAAATGAAAGGAAGGATTTATGGCAAAAAAACAGATTTTATGCTATTCCGATACTCCGACAGCTCCGACTGGTAGGGGTATTGTTATGAAAAACATAGCCGATTCGTTAGGGAAAGAATTTGATTTTACATTTTTTGGAATTAATGAATTTTATATTGATAATAGAAGTTTGGAATATTTTATTATACCAGCATTACCTAACCCCCACAATGATCCATTAGGGAGAGCTAAATTTTTTGAATATGCTATTAGAGCAAACTTTGATGTAATTTTTTTACAGATAGATATATTTGAATTAGGATTTATGCCTCAATTAATCAGAAGTTTACATGAACATTTAAAATATCCTGTTATTATTACTTATACAGCAATAGATGCACCAATATTAAGAGATTATGCTGACTATATAAGAGATGTAGATATAATTTTAGTTTATTCTGAATATGGATTTAAACAGATATTGAGAGTAGCACCCGAATTGAAGAAAAAAATGAAAATTATACCAATAGGCGTTAATCCTGATGAATATTATCCTATTATTAAAGACCAATTAACAGATTTTAAAGTTAATGTTTTGGGTGTAAATCCTGATTCTTATATAATAGGCAATATTAATCATCATAGTTATAGGAAAAACTTCCCAAGAACTCTACAATTTTATAACTTATTTGAAAAGAAATATGAAAGACCATCTGTCTTATATTTACATACGAGATTAAATGCTGATAATCCAATGGTGGATAGATGGGCAATGGGATATAACTTAGGGCAAATGTTAAACTGGTATGTATTGAAGCATGGCGTTATTAAATCACCGAATATTGAGGGTTTTAATCCATATCTTGTTACTACGGAACAAATGAATAAGATATATAATTGCCTTGACTTATTGATAACTACATCAACTGCTGAAGGGTTCTGGTTACCTAAATTATATGCTTTTGCAACAAAAACTCCCGTATTAATGCCTGACCATTCTGCTTTAAGCGAGACTCTAGAAAAAGCTGGAGTGCCGATTAAAATTCAGACTTATCATCATTTCCCTGGTAATGATGGCAGTGCAAGACCTATTGTTGATATAGATGACATGGTTGAAAAAGCTATAAATATTGCTGATGGTAAGCTAAACCCAAGAGTAGAAGAAGGCTTTAAATTAATATTAACAGATTTTCATATTATTAATGTTATGAAAGGATTTAGGGAAGTATTTAATATTGAAAAGATAAAACCTATTTTTGTAGTGCCTAAAATCACTAATGAAAACGATATATTATATGCCTTAGATGAAACCGCAGGAGATGTCTTGCTTGGGACTTCTGCAATACCAGGAGTTAAAGCTAAATTCCCTGAATCAAAATTGGTATACATGACTAAATCTATATACAAAGACATTTTGGAAGGTAACCCTGATATAGATGAAGTTGTAGATTGGAATGTTAATCTTTTAAATAAATATAAGAAAATGTATATGATACATGAACCTGTTTTGAGGGGAAATTGGGGAACTGCTGATGTTCCATTATATAGGATATATGCCGATATGCTGAATGTATCTTGGACTGAACCAAAAATATATCCCAAAATCGTTAATGATTTTAAATATGGTAACAAAGAATTCTTTGCAATCCATACATCGGGAGGACATCCTTTCCGTGTCTATAGTAGATTTGCAGAAGTTATAACACATTTTAAGAATATTCCTTTTGTTCAAGTTGGAGGTAATGGAGACATATATGCAGAAGGAGTATCTCTTGATTTAAGAGGGAAACTCTCTTTTAGAGAAACTGCTTTTATCCTGGCACAAGCAAAACTTGTAATCTGCATTGATTCATTTATATCGCATTGTGCCGCAAGTGTCGGCACTCAATCAGTAGTCCTTTATGGGACGGGTGCAGCACGAGTAACGCAACCTTATCGTATGACAATAGGGGTTGAACCAGACTATGTAAGGGTATGCCCTATTTTGGGTCCTTGTTTTGGTAATAGAATGGATTGCCGTCCGCCTTATTGCATTAACACTATTCCACCAGCGGATGTTATAAAAGCAATAAATTACGCATTAGAAAAAGGAGGTAATTAATGAATAAAAAAGTAACAATAGTAATACCACATGGACATACATGGAAATGGACACAAGTGGTTGTGTCAAGTTTTAAGAAAACTAAGAATAATGTTGATTATGATATTATGATTGTTAATAATTCGTCATGGCATAACAGTATTAGAGGAATAACTGAGACGAAATTAGGTGAAGGAGTAAAGGTAGTAGATAATTGGAAACCAAATAGATTCCATGCTTCAGCTTTAGATTGTGCAATAGAACTTATTGATACTGAATATATATTTACAGCAGAGACAGATAGTATGGCATGTAAAGATGGATGGCTTGATTGGTATCTTTCGTTCTTAGAAGGAGAGCAAAAGAATGTGGCAGTTGGCTATTATTGGGATGAAGGCGGATATGTGCATAATTATATTAATCCATCTGCAACATTATATAGAACTAAACCTGTACAAGAATTCAATAAACTTTGCATGGATAATCACGATTATACAATGTATTTTGGAGAAGGATTTAATCAGACAATGGATATAAGAGAAATGGATCAAAGTTACTTATCGTGGACTGGAGCATTTGCCGAGAAACGAGGATTTAAGCAAAAGACTGGTTCTGATAATGGTAGATTAAATGCAGGTTGGTATGAACCAGGGCAACAACTATATTATTGGCTTGAAGAACAAGGATATAATTTAATTAAAGCACCTGTAGATCATAGATACTTCCCATTTCCCGATCATGTGCCAGAAGGAACTTATTATGGAGGTTATGCAGATCCTTATTATATCCATTTTTGGGGTGGAACAAGAGCATGGGACAGAGTTAAACACGATGTAAATGATGGATTTGTCTTGAAATACGAGAATTTCTGGTGGGAAAGAGAAGATAGGATATGGAAGCAGGTTGTAGATGATGACATAAGGGGTAAGACCGAAAATTTGATATTAAAGTATCCAAATCAATTAAACAAGAGGATAGAGTGATTAATTCCAGTAGGGCAAGATAGAATGGAAAAATATCGTCATATGCGAGGCATTAATGGCTAATTATAAATGCTTATATCCTGATGGTAGTATTCAAGAAGGATTTGAGGCAGGTTTAAGAATGCATTATGAATTATTAAAAGAACAATCCCCTATTATACCTGATGAAATTAAACTACAAGAAAAAGAAAGTTGGCAAGATTTACCATTCTTATCAACGGTAGATGATTCTCTTATTAATGCTTATTATCCTGACCTTATTCATTATGAACAAAATACACCGAATATTTTAGAGAAAGGTAAGGCATTGGATAACAGATATTTTCAATCAGAAATAGAGTTATTCTGGCATCTTTCGTTAATGAAATACCCATCTGCTATTGCATATATGGCTGGCTTAGCAAAAGTGCAACCATATTCAATCTTAGAACTTGGTGTTGGTGGAGATAGTGGTATATCTACTTCGTTATTTCATTATTGGTGTAAAACACAAGGTGGCAAGCTGGATAGTGTTGATAGGCACCCATTAGGTAAAACATGGGTCAGGTATAAAGATGTTAGTTGGTGGACTTTTTGGCAAGGAGATGATATTGCAATGCTTAATTCAGGGAATTTATCCCTATATTATGAATTAATTTTTCTAGATACTATTCATACTTACGAACATACAAAAAAGGAAATAGCAATTTGTAGCAAGATGACTGATGCAATTATATTTGATGATGCAACTATTCCTGATATTAAACAAGCTTTAAATGAATTTTTAGAAAATAATCCTGAATGGATTAAGACAAAATTATGGGAAAACGATTTAATCGTATTAATAGAAAGGAGACCTTATGCAACACAAGATTGAAGCAATACAGTTAGAATTAACTAATGCTTGTGGTTTAGATTGTGCCGAATGTCCAAGACGGTATATGACAAGAAAAGTTGGAATGATGGATTTTGAACTTGCAAAACTTATAGCTTTAGAGACACTTAAATATAATTACTATGCAGGATTTAATCTTAATGGTTTAGGTGAGCCTTTATTATATTCATATTTACCAGAATTTATTGAATATTTATGTTCTCTTAAAAAGGATGTCCACTTTGATTTATTTACAGGTTTAGTTGCAGATCCTGAACAAATTAAAAGAGTTGTAAGGGTTATTAAAGATTCTAAATGTGATGTAACGCTTGCAATGACTTATCATCCCTTTAATTCTAAAGGTGAATTCCAGGAAGTGAAAATGGAATTAATGATAAAAAACTTTCTTGAATTATACCATGAACTTGGCAGCATAGAAAGAGTGCATAAGCATATAGCATTGATAAAAACAAAATATGTTCATAATGGAATTGAGAAAGAATTTGTTGAAAGATTCAGACAAATGTTACCCGATGATAATATTCATGTAATTAAGAATATGAATCCCTGGTTGGATTTAGTTAAAGAGATGGCTGGTGAAGATGGCTATGATACTGGATGTCTAACTCCATCGGTATGTGATTATCCATTCATACTTCCTCATGTTTTATGGGATGGAACTATATGTATATGTTGCACTGATGATGTTCAGGGGGAATGCACTTTTGGGAAAATAGAAAAAGAAGAGGATTTGACAAGAATATGGAATTGCGAAGCATTAACGAGAATCAGACATTTATTTAAAAATTCATTTGAATTTCCAGAAGGAATTGAATTACCAAAGCATTATTTAGGAGATGAAATTAAGTCACAAGAAAAAACTAAACAAATAATGGAGCCATGTAATAAATGCAACAGAACAGCTTGGCTGAGATTGTGAAAAGAGAGAATTTAAATTACTATGAATTCAATCATCCTTCTATTACAGAGGAGGAATATGGAGAGGATTATTTTGAGAGAGGGTTTGAAAAAGGCATTTCCTGTTTTTCTATGTATAGATGGTTACCTGAATTAACCACGCCTATGGCAATGGCTATGGTAGACCATCTTGGTATAAGAAGACAGGATAAAATTTTAGATTTTGGTTCGTCAAAAGGTTACTTAGTGAGAGCTTTTAGATTGATGCTATATAGGCAGGCTTGGGGATGCGATATATCTGAATATGCAATATCTCAAGTAGATAAAGAAATAAAACAATACTGTAGACTTTCTACAAAAAAAGACCCTATACCATTTGATGATATTGAACATTTTGAATATATTGTATCTAAAGATACATTAGAACATATACCAGAAGATAGAATAAATGAATTATTAAATCTAATGAGTGATAAAGGATATGTCTTATTTGCAATAATTCCATTGGGAGTTGGGAATACCTATAATGTCCCCGCATATAATATTGATAAAACACACAAAATAGCTAAACCTGCTATATGGTGGGCTGAATTATTTGAAAAAACAGGTTGGTTTATTGATGATTTCTCTTATTGTATTGAAGGTATAAAAGATTCATGGAATAATTGGAAATATGGCAATAGTTTCTTTACACTTACAAGTAAGAAACTTTACCAAAGGCATCATGATTTAAGGTGGAAACAACATTTAAGATGTATTTTGAAAATTAAGGAGGTGATTTTATGAGTGCAGGATATTTTGTTGTAACAGAAACCACCAAATGGTGTGGCGAAAAGAGAAAGGCTGGGGATGTAATATATATCAACCATCCTATTCTTTTAAATTTACTTAATGAAGATAAAGACAAATTTAGAAAGATAACTGATAATAAAACAGTTATCGCACTTGATAGTCAAGCAATTCCATTTATATTTAAAAAAAATATGTCTATTAGAGATAAAGAATATAAGAAATCGGATTTTATATTCTTTACTTATAAAACTCAAGCACGCTCTTTAAAAAAATTTCTTAGACAAGCTACTAATGATGAATATAGAGAATATTTATTGAAGTTAGTAGGCATTAATTTGGAAGATGGAGAAATATAATGTCTTATTGCACGTCAGGTGATGTTCAAGCTGTAAATAGTCAAATAGTTTTTACTTCTATTTCTCATCCTAACCAGAACGAAATAAATTCTATAATTTCACAGATTGCGGGGATTATTGATGCAAGATTATCGGCTGTAGGATTTACAGTTCCTGTTGGAACTGGTTATTCGGTTGCTTCTGGTATGCTATTAACTCTAAATGCAATAGGTGCAGCAGCATTAGTTGAGAATTCAAGAAGACTTGCTGTCTCTACGGCAGAAGGCGAACCACCAAATAGGTATTGGACAATATTTAACCAACAATTGAGTGCAATAGAGAAAAATCCACAAATACTTAATGATGCACCTCGTGCTTCATGGTCTCAAGGAGCTACTTCTTATGCTGTAGATAATCCAGATGATGATGATGACGCAGGTTTGCAAGTAGAAGAACATCTAAAACCTAAATTCAGGAAAGGGCAGGTATTCTAATGGGTGGTTATATAGATTTTAAAATCTCAGTTTTAGGGGATGTGCAATTTGAAAGAAATCTTGTTCAATTTTCTGAATCAATATCAGATTGGACTGAACCATTAAAAAAAGCTGGCGATATTTTCTATAGAGTAGAGAAAGAGCAATTTGATAGTCAGGGTGGATATTCGGGTGGATGGGTTGCACTTAGTCCGAGATATGCAATATGGAAAGCGAAGCACTATCCTGGACAACCTATTTTAGTTAGAAAAGGAGATTTAAGAGGAAGCTTAATAAAAAAAGGTAGCAAGGGATCTCTATATAAATTAACACCAACAAGACTTGAAATAGGAACTAATGTCCCATATGCAATCTATCATCAATCAACAGGTAAAAGAAGAAAACTACCTCGTAGACCTCCTGTAGATATTCCCGAAACAGTTATGGGAATTAAAGGAGAATGGATTGAATTGTTTAGGAAAAGGATTGTAGAAGAAAGAAGAAGAATATTTGGAGCAATGGGAACATGAATTTAATGGAGACGATTGTAAATCAGATTAAGACTTTATTGCAAAATAATATGTCTGCAAAATTGACTAGTCTCAATACTACATACGGAGATGGGATAATTTTAAGAGACATAGCTCATTATTATCTTAGTGAAAAACAAGAATATCCTGATTTCCCCTCCATAATTATTCTTGGTGATAGTGGAGAAACAATCATTCAAACATCCGATTGGTTGGAGGCAAATCAGAATGTAGTAATTTCAATAGTAGATGTTGATAGTGATGAAGAAGTAATAACAAAAAGAATATATAGATATATTAGGGCTATTCTTGAAATATTATGGACAGATGTTTCGTTGAATAGCACAGCATGGAATATAGATTTAAGAAGATGGGACTATTATCCACTTATGCGAAATAAAGCATTAGATGGTATCTTTGCTAAAGAAGGGCAAGTTGAGATAATAGTCAAAACGGAGGAGGTGTGAAATGGCGAAAGCAAGATATATAGGTTCTTTTTCTGTATATATGCCAAAGATTGGGAAAACACTTAATCATGGAGATATTATAGAAAATGGTAAAATTGCAGATTGGGAAATAGAAGAAAGGGCTGATTTAGAAAAAGTTATAGAAGAAGAGCCAAAAGTAATAATAAAAGAAAAAAATCCTATTATTAGCGAATCTATTATTAGTGAATCTACTATTAGTGAATCTATTATTAGTGAATCTATAAAGGATATGAAGAAAGGAGGTAAGTAAACATGGCTATTTCAACTGGAAAAGGATATATAGCAGTTGGCAAGCAAACATCTAAAGCAACTGCTGTAACTCCTAATAAATTTGTAAAATACGATGGAGCTGATACTATAGAAACTACTCAAGAAATTGGGAAATTCAGGGAAGGTGGAGATGTAAGAGATATTGGAAGTTCATTAAAGCAATTTCAGAAATATGATGGAGGATTTACTTTCAAGGCAAGACCCGATATGTCTGGATTCTTTGTTGCTGCTGCTCTTGGTAATGCAACAATTGCTGGCTCAAGTTCTCCCTGGTCTCATACAGTATCAGGTGCAGAAACTTTACCCTGGCTATCTGTGGAAAAGAATATCAATAATCAGATTATAGAAAGATTACAGGATTGTAAGGTCAATAGTTTTGAAATATCAGCAGAGGCAAGCCAACCTGTAAAATGCAATGTCAATCTTATGGGTATCTCTGCTTCTGGAAGAACGCAAGTTCTTAGCGATACTTATGAGACAGATAATCCCTGGATATTCTATCAAGGAGCTTTTACAATAGATGGAGTTCCTGATAATAAAATACAGAAATTTTCTCTAAGAATAAATAATAATCTTCAAGAAGTATTTACTGACGATATATGCCGAAATGATATTTTGGAAGGTAATAGAGATATAGAACTTGACTTTACACTTGTCTATAATAATCAAAATAAATTCAATCAGATATATTATGGTGGATCAGCAGGCGTTAATCCTGCTGAAGTAGTAGCAAGTGGTAGTTTTGATGTTACACTAAGTTATGGAGCAGGTAGTGGTGTGAGGTCAATGAGGTTTGTAATAAATAAACTTGTGTATGTAAATTCACCAGTCCATTTAGACCCCGATATTAAAGTTCTAACTCAAGATTTTGTCGGATTTGCTCAGGGTGCGAGTCCAATAACATTCACAATACAGAATGCAACAGATTCAGCATACTAAAAGGAGGTTATATGAAAGTATTAGATTTAGATTTGTTACTTCCAAAAGATGCTGAGATTATATGGCAGGGCAAGACTTGGTTCTTGCCTGCCGACCTTCCTTCAAAACAAGCTCTTGTTGTAATATCATTACAAGAGGAACTAACAAGAGGGAAAATCTCGGCATATAGGGAAGTAATAAAATTATATACAGAATTATTAAAAATAAAGAATACATTAGGGAATAACGAGATAGAAAAGAAAATGATGTATAAGGGAGGTTTTTTCAAACTTATTCCTTTTGTCTTTGTTGATCTTCTCACAGAAGGAGGTAAAAAATCCCTTAATCTTGATGAAACTACTTATGAAGATGTTGAGATAAAATTGCATGGCAAAAATCTAATATTACCAGGAGATTTAATAGTTACTCATGCTTTTGCAATTATGGAAGCTGGGGAACAGTTAGCTAGCGGTAATAAGCAAGAAGCATATAAACAGATTATAAATTCATTAGAAGAAATAATCAAGATTAAAAATGAAGGTATCAAGACTGGCGTTTTGGCTGATTTAAGTTTTAAACAATTAATGGAATTAATTGTTTTTGTTTCTAAAGAAATTCTTGGCGGAATAACAACTGAAGATGAAGATATTGAAAAAAAAACTTTAACGGAGATGGAGAAGAACAAGGAGATATAACTATTCTTCCTTTGTTCTTAGCTATGATAAATGAAGGATTTACACACGAAGAATTAATGCACATGGGATGGAAAACTTTTAATGGTTATCTAAAAGCTATTGCAAGTAGAAATATGAGAGAACAAAGAGAAGTAGAAAGACAGCAATTAAGACAAAAAGCAAGGAGTATGATACTAAATTAAGTGGCTACTGAATCTATAAAAATTGTAATAGAAGCATCAGCAGCACAAGCTAAGGCAGTATTGGAAAGTCTATCTTCTACTATGAAGACTACTATGGGTGGTATGGCTACTGCAACTAGACCAATGGTGAATGCAACACAAAGTCTTACTACTGCAACTACGCAAGCATCAAAAGCTACTCAAGAACATAGTGGGCATATGGGTGCTTTCAGGAAATCTACAGTTCTTGCAATTGTAGAAATGATGGCTTTGTATTCAATAATGCGATTGACAATTGGAGGCATTAAAACTCTATTTACCGATGCTTTCAATGCTGTAGAAGATTATAGAATGGCTATCATTAAAATCTCTGCTTTATACACTACTTTTTCAGAAAAGAGTAAATTTGATCTTGCTGGTGCTTATAAAGAAGCTTCTACCTATGCCAAAGATTTAGTAAGTTTTCTTGAAGTAATTGACAAAAGAATGCTAACAAATATTACGGAAGCCTTATCTATGGTAGAAGTAATGTCTGCTTATGGCATTACACTTGATATGAACAATAAAAAGGCAGTGGAAGGTTTTATTAGTGTTGGTAATGCTGTAAAAACAGTTTCTGCACAATATCAAAATGCAGGAGTTCAAATAAGACAGGAATTAAGAGGACTCTTTACAGGGCAAACACGAGAAGTGGATCAGTTAGCTAAAATGGTTGACCAAAGACTTGGAGGTTCTTTAAAAGAGAACATTAAACAATGGAGAGAAGCAGGCACATTATGGGAAAATTTAGGAAAATTATTAGAAGGTTTTGGGGCTGCCTCTAAAGATTTTGAAAATACATGGGAAGCTATTGGGTCTTCTTTGAAGACTTTATATACCAAAACTTTAAGACAATTATTTGTTCCTACATTTGAATTAATTTTAGAGAAGACAAAAGAGATAAATGAATATTTTGAAAGCATACAAGGAGCAAGATGGCTAGATGAATTAAGTGTGAAATTAGAAAATACGGCTACCTCAATTGCAAATTTTGGAGCAACGATTTGGGAGAATAGACAAGTTTATATGGATTGGCTAACAGCATTGAAATCTTTTGCAGGTATTGTTGATACTTTTATAATAACTCCTCTTGCTTTCTTTGCGGATAAACTTGCATGGCTTGCAAGTGCAATAGTAGATGTCTGGAATAAATGGAAAGGATTTGTTGATGATATAGAAAGCAAACCTTTATTCAAAGAAGATGATAAGGGAATAGAAATATTGCACAATATTATAACCAAAATAAAGGAATTTATAGGAATTGCTCCAAATATGGATAAAGCTATGGCGTTTATGGAACAACGCACTAAAAAAGGGCTTATTCCTGCTTTGCAGGCTGCGGCAGAAGCAGCAGAAAAAACAGATAAAAAATTTAAAGAACTTTGGGGATCAGCTTTTTATGCAAAACCTCCTAAGATGGGTGCAATAATTGATGAAGAAGAAGCAAAGAAAGTAAAGGCATTATTGGAAAAACAGGCTAAGGCTGCAGAAGAATATCTCAAAAAATATGCAATGGACAATGCTGATTTACATGAGAAATTAGCATTACAAAGAAATGAAGATTTAAAGAAAGTTGGCAATAATGCGAAAGCAAAAGAAGCTATCTGGGCAACATATTACAAAAAAGTTAATGATCTTGATCAAAATTTTCATATGTCTATTGATATAAGTGATAGATTTTCTATTGTGAAATTACAAGATACTCTTGATGAATCAGTCAATCGTTTTTCTGTAAGCAAAGAAAAGATGAAAGAAATTAGCGAGAAAACAGATTTTTCTATAACAGGACATACAGCAAATTTACAATTGCAAGTTGACCAGACTTTATATGATAGTGCTATAGACTTATCGCAAAAATTATTGGATGAAAAAATAGATAAATTAAATAAAAATAGAGAAATTAATATGGCTACAAACCTTGAAATACTTAAATCCGATAAAGCTACAGCAGGAGAAAAAATGAAAGCAATGGAAGAATTAAATCAAAATTTAAATTCTTCTAATATGAATCTTATGCAATCGTTTAAACTAGGCTGGAAAAGTGCAGAAGAAAACTGGCATTCTACTACACTACTGATGGCTGAAATGGGCTATGATTTTGCTGATAAGACAAGGGACTATATAGGTAATTATTTGTTTGAAGGGTTAAAAGGGCATATGAGAAGTTTTTCAGACTTCTGGACTGGATTTTGGAAGATGTTAAGAGATATATTCCTTAAAACAATAGCTCAAATGGTAGCAGATGCTATCATGTTGAAAATAGGATTACAAGATATTATAGGTAGTGTTCTTGGAGCTATAGGTCTTGGTGGTGGCGGCGGCGGAGGAACTGCAAAAAATATAGTGAGTGTAGCAGCAGGGGCATTATTACCAAAAATATCTCTTGGTGGTGAAGGTGGCGGGGTAAGTATAGGGGGAGCTGGAGCAGGTGCTGGTTTATTTGGAGGAAATCTTGTTGATATTGCATATTCTGTAGCAGATGCAGTTTCTTCATTAGGTATTGGAGCGGTTAGTGATGCCGCTTATGCAATCGCAGATCAATTAGCAATAGTTGAGGAATCTCTTGGAGCTTCGCTTGGTGGTCTTGTAACTGCTGGGGGATTGGGATTTATAGGTGGAAATATAATAAGTAAGTTATTTGGGAAAAGGGGACCTGCTGGAGGTATTGGCGGAGCAACAGGAGCTATGGCAGGAATGGCTATTGGGGGACCCATAGGAGCAATTCTAGGTGGTATAGGCGGTTCATTATTAGGAGCATTAGGATTTGGCAAAAACGCACCTTCTGTTTTTGAAGGACTTGGAATAAAAGCAACGGATGAGTCTAGAGGCATCCAAGCATTAGACGCTTCTATTAGAGCATTAGTAGATGGCTCTTTAGGTGATTTTAAAGTGGGATTAACAGTTATTGCAGAAGCTCTTGACGATACTATTAATAGAGTTAATTATGGAAAAGTAAATTTTGGAGAATTTGAAGGAGTAATGCAGACAGTCGGCTCAGCTTCAGAACGGTATCTTAATATATTAAAAGAACAAACTCCTACCTCAGATATGGCTAATGCCTCAGCAAAACAATTAATAGCTTCTATTGTTGTGATGGCTGCACAAACACAAAATGCTACGGGAGTTACATTAGAATATAGAACTAAATTGATGGATATGGCTTTAGCGTTATTACAAAATGCAAGTCAATCAGGATTTACAGCAGCACAAGTTCAATATCTAACGACTATATTGAATTCCGCTAGAGCTGGAGCTTTTGACTTTGGGGCTACATTAGAATGGTTAAATTCAATACAATTAGCTCCAAAAACAATTAATGTATCTTATAATGTTGCACCTCCGCCTTCGCCAAACTTTCATTATGGCGGTATTATCAAAGCACATGGTGGTTGGTATACTCCTATGATTTCAGCAGGCGAACAAATGATTATAGCACAAAGAGGAGAATATATTACAAGAAGGAATTCTGTTAATCAAGAAACCTTGCCAGCTTTAGATTATATAAACAAAACTGGTTCTATTCCTCAACAACCTATTAATGTTATTATCAACCTTAAAGGCGGTGCTATTGATGACCCTGCATATTGGGATAAAATAGTTAGGTGGTATATACAGCCTGCAATTAATAGAAATAGCAATAGGAGGGTCTAAAATTGCATATACCCGTTTGGCTTAAAATTAGACTCGTGGTTGCATTTTTATTGTTGATTGATGGTATTATATTGACTTCCTTCTTTTTCCTTTACTATAAGGCTAAAATCAATTATTTTTTGGAAGGGAATTATGGAAGCACCTCCTAAAATTGGAATAGCAGGAAACGAATATCAATTACAGCATTCACCATTCCCTATGAATGTCTGGTTTGAGGAACAAAAGGAGATTCATCAGGTATTTACTAAAGAACCCAAAATATATCATCAGGGCTATAGAATGAAAGCAAGGATGGAATTCTCAACGGAATCTCTCCTTAATTCTACTGATTATGAACAATTAAGGCAAGTATATAATTTACATACAGAATTATCTTTTATTCCTTATCCAACTACTTACCCTAATTATGCATTATCTGGATTTTGGACTAATGAATTTAATTTTGTTCATTTTCATAAAAGAGATATAACCTATTATGTTGGTAATATTGAATTAGAAGGGTCGGCATTGCTAAGTGCAATACCGATAAAAGCATGATAGACATAAATATAATAAAGAAAATTTTAGATGTTATAAGTTTTGATGGCAAAGAAAGAGTATTAAAAATCAAAGATGAATTTGAAGGTTGGTTATATGATAAAGATGGCAAGTTACTTAAACATATAAAAGGTGAATGCAATAGTATGACCAATGGAGGGTTTGATTGGTTATGCCATAGAATAGCTTCGGGTGGAACTCCACCAACTGGCATAACACATGCGGGTATTGGTTATGGTAATGGTGCAAGCAATGCCTTTGCAGCAACTCAGACATTGTTACAAGGTGCTGTAGTAAATATAAAAACTTATAGTTCTTATGTTCATACAACAGGAACAAAAGTATTTTATGTTGAAACTCAATGGGGAGCTAATGATCCCTCTACTTCTGAAATTACAATACAGGAAGCATCAACATTTAACGCCCTAAGTTCTGGAACTATGATAAGCAGACAGGTATTTACGGCAGTTACAAAAGCATCATCGGATATATTTACAGGAAGATTTACTTATACATTTAGCGAGGTGTAAAAATGGGAGAAATAGGGTCTGGAGCAGGATCAAGTTTTCCTGCAACATTAGATACAGATAATACAAAAGAGAATACAGCAACATCTGCAAGGCCTGATGTGCCTAATGATTTAGCAGATTGTATTATTAAAATACAAACAGCATTGGGGACATCTCCTCAAGGCAATTATAGTGATACAAAAACAAGACTTAATAATACTAATTCACCATTTTCTTTAGTTATAGCGCCCTCTGGTTATCCGTTAGCTCAAAATGCTAATTATGTATGTGATGGAATTAGCGATGAAGATACAATATTAACCGCTATAAATGCTTTACCTGCTGGTGTTGGTGGCAGAATTTCTTTGAGAGAAGGTGTTTATCTATTTCATGCAGAACTTGTTAAAGATAGTTTTGATAGTGTAATAATAGAAGGATGTGGGAAAGCAACAAAAATACAAAGAGGATTTGAGTCTGCTTCAGCTAAAGGATTGTTTGATATAACTAACTGTAATAATTGGGTATTCAGAAATATGTGGATAGATGGACAATCTGCAACTTATATATCTACAAATAATAGAGGTATCAATATTGGAATTGGCTGCACGGATTCAATAGTAGATGGGGTTGTCTTTAGCGATATGCCCGCAGAGGCTCTTTATATTAACCCTCATGCGACAACAGACACTTCACAACGAGGCAAAGTAACTAATTGCTTTTTTAGTAATGTCAATAAAGGGATATATCTTTATCGTGCAAAAGATATTAGTATTATCGGGAATTCAGTAGCATCTCTTGTAGCTTCTGGTAATGGGATATATCTTACAGGTGATAGCAATAACAATATAATTATTGGGAATGTTATTAGAAATGCAACTGCTGGTGCTGTAGCAATGTATCTTAGTAATGCAAGTAGAAATGTAATAATTGGCAATGAAATCCTTGATGATAGTGGTGGGAATATAGGAATAAATATAAGAGGCAATTGTGATAGCAATATAGTTGCAGGTAATTTTATTAGAGATTTTGATAAAAATATATATTGTGAAGGTTCTGGGAGTGAAGATAATTTTATTGCATTAAATTATCTACGCAAGGGAACTGCAATTTATGTAACCGATGCGGGAAATAAACCTTATTGTGTTTATAATTATATTCAAAGTGGAACTATATCAGATTCCAACAAAGTAGGGCATTTTTTAAATTATAATAATAATATTGCACCTGCAACTATTACAGTTGGAGCTTCTGCATATAATTATCAGAATACAAACCCTTATCCTCTTGATGTTATAGTTAATAGTGGCACTGTATCACTAATTGAATTCTCAAAAGATGGTTCTACATATTATACAACTGGCTTAACTGCTGGCATATTTAGAGTCCACACTTATGATTCCTTGAGGACGACATATACAGTTGCGCCTTCAATGGTTGCAGTTGCGAGGTGAAAAAATGAATGAAATAATATATTTAATTCTCCCATTTGCATTGTTAATTTCTTTGATATTATTTATTATTTATTTGTTAAAATGGATGTCATAGAGGAAGATGCCAAGTTGGAATTGGGGACAATATAATTGGGGAGATCAAAATTGGAGTGCAGCAGAACACTTCTTGAGTTTATTTGAGAATATTGGAATATCTGAAGCATGGATAGATTACGGAATATTTCATTCATTACAACCTGCCAATTCTGATTTTATTGCAGCACAGCATAGCCAATATAATTCTCCACTTTCTGGAGCCTGGTTATATTTAGGCAGTGATATTGTAGATTTATCAAGCAGGATAATAAGTATATCTTCAATAGATTATGAGATACCTGATATTTTTGAGACTACTTCTCAAATTATAGCTTCTGATGTAGTAATAGAGTTAGATAATACCGATAATTATTTAACTGATTATGCAGATGCTTCTGTTTTATATAATAAGACTTATGTAGGTTCAAAAGTTATAGTATGGGCTGGCTTTAGACTACATACAATACCATCTAACCATGATTCTCTTATTGCAGTTGCTACTCAGAAATTAGTAAAAATAGAGAATATGTTACACGAAAGAAAAGTCCGATTATATTGCACTGATTATATGAAAAATGCACTTGAGACTTATGTCGGCTTACCTGATGCGGATGGTGTTGCAACTCCATTAACTTATACAGCAAAGACTTTTAAATATATTATTGAAGATTTGCTTGTAACTTATGCAGATTTGACATTATCTGACCTTGATATAGAAGATGTATCATTATTTTCAACATTGACAATTTCTTTTGAAGAAAAGACAGTAGCAGAATGCTTGCAAATACTTGCAGAAATAGCCTTTGGTTCTTTTAACACCACAGGTGCAGGGAAGATACAATATAGAAGTTTCCCTAACGAACCGACTATTGTAGATTATAGTTTACCAAGTAACAGAATACAAAAACTGTGGTATACAGGGCAAGATTGGGATAGGAATAGAATATCAAAAGTAGTAGTTATTGGAGCAAGCGGAATATATGCAGCGTCTGGCAGTGGAACAGGGAATCAGGTAATGAAGATTAATAATACTTATGTAACTGCTAATGGGTTAGCTGCTGATATGGCTGAGAATTATCTTAATAGAATATTAATGTCTCAAAAAGTTATTGAGATTGATGGAGAATTTTTACCGTCAATTCAAGTAAGGAATATCATTAATGTTGAAGAAGTATCCTCCATTATGTTGCTGGTAAACTATTCATTAAATCCAACAGATTGGACAACAAGAATGAAATTAATTTTTTATTTTTACGGTAAGACTTGGGATACAGAAAGCGAACTAAATACTGGCACTTTCTCAAATACAAGAGTGCCATCAGGGTATGATCATGTAGAATTAGCAGCCTCTACAAGCATTACAACAGGGACTGCAACTTTTGATTTTGGAGATACTACTACAACAAAAAATTGGCAAAGTTTTAGAGATAATATATCTTTACTTGAGAGGAAAAAATGAGTCTACCGATAGCGCCTACAAATTGTGCAGCGGTTGCTATTACCAATAAAGACATGAAAATTACATGGGAACATACTTGGGCATATTCTGTAAGTCCACCTTGTGAGCGTGGATATGAAATATGGAGAAGTGTTAATGGTGCTGCATATTCAAGAATAAAAATATATATTTCAGAAAGTGAGATATACCATAATATAAGAGAACATCACGATACAAATATAATAACGAATAAATATTATAATTATAAAGTTAGAGCACTTGAAGAACCATCAGATCCATTATCAAGAATGTATAGTCCTTATTCAAATATAAGTGCAACAGTATATGCACCTCCTGCAACTCCTGGAAGTATTACTTATGTATTTCAGACTTCACCAGATGGTATAACTTATTCTGGTAGTTATACTGATATTGCAAGTGTTCCGAATTCAAAATATATAAGAATTGTAGCAACATTAACCTGCACTGCTGGAGGAGGGCAGTGGACTCCAAGATTGGATAGTTTAACAGTAACTTATTTAAAATTGTAGATGACAATAAATGATATAATGTTATAATAATAAAAGGAGATAAAAAATGGATAGAAAATATACACAGGAATTTACTTTGCTTGACGCTGCTACAGCAGTAGGGCGTGGAGCAATTGTATCAGGCATGAAAAGGTTCTATAGGGATTGGACTTGTGAAATAGCATTAACAGGAGATCCGACTGATGTAATATTAGCAGTAGAAGGAGCTTTAAATGGGACGCCTGTAAATCCTATGACTGGTTCAGGTGGATACGCATTCACTGCTGAAGAAATAGGGCAAGCAAAAGCTATATTTGAGATAATAGATACTGGAGCATTTTTGGTAAGAGCTAACTTACTTACATTAACCAGTGGCACAAACCCAACTGTAACTGCAAAGATTAGAGGAGTAGAGAAATGAAGAAAATAATATCAATAATTTTAGGAATATTGTTGTTAGGAACAACAAATATATATGGTTGGACTAAATATGGCGGTGATATAGGATTACAGAAAGTAACTCCAGGCACTCAACAAATAGGTAATTTAAATATTTCTGGAGTTGGTATTTTATCTGATATCACACTTCAAGATACCACTCCTCTTATTACCCTAACCGATACAACTGCAGGTGACAATGATTGGTCTATCAATGTAGACGCAGATAACTTTAGTATAATAGATGATACTCAAGGTCTAACAAGATTGTCGATAGATTCTACAGGCAACGTCGGCATCGGGACGGCGACGCCG